ATTGATATTGATGATGACGGGATTGATGAAGATGTAAGGTTTATTATTGACCCGCTCAATCGGATATATTTAGGAGGAGTGCTTGTCTATAACTTATCCAAGCGCAACAAACGCCCGATAGATTTTACCAAGATTAACGATATACTTGATACTCCTGATGAGTTGGAAGGGTATGGTTATCTTGAAATGATTAAGCCGTTAGCAGATGAGATTGATGCCATCTTTAATCAGATGACTGATGCCAATACGTTATCGGTATTACGTCCATTTTTCTATGACCCAAGTGGAAGTTTAATCCCTCAGAATGTTACACTTGCACCAAACAAAGGTATTCCTGTTCCAGACCCTTCAAGGAATGTCTACATACCAGATTTTCAGATACCTACTGAACGATTACTGATTGCAATCAAAGCCGTGATGGAGTTTATTGAACGGCTTACTGGCGCATCTTCCTATGTCATGGGAAAGGAATCAGAAATAGTCGGAGGTTCAGGAACAGCTACGAGAACCAATGCGATAGTCTCTGCCGCAGAGCAAAGATTTACAATGCCAGCGATTAGGTTGCGTGAGGGTGCTTCAAGAATACTTACGTTAATCCTTGACCAATTACAACTCAATCTACCACCTGGTCTTGAAACACGTATTCTTGGCGAAACAGGAGAACCTATCTTTGGTGATAATCCTCTTACCTCTGAAGGGATTTCAGGAGAGTATGACGCTTACATATTGGAAGATGCTTCCTTGGGGTCTGCACAGACCGAACGTGAGCTTGCGATGTTCTTATACAACACTCTTTTACAAAACCCCATTGTAGCTACCGACCCCTTTAAGCTCTACAAGGAAACGGCTAACTTGCTAAAGGCATTTAAGCAAGACCCTGTCGAACATTTAGGACCAGCTCCCGAAGAGAAAGATGTGGATACACCAGAGGAAGAAAACACATTGATTGTCCAAGGTGATGTAAAGAAAGTCCGTGCGCTTATGACAGAGAACCACTTACAACACATCATTAAGCACACACAACTGTTACAGTCACCTACTCTTCAGATGTTAAGTCCTGAAGAAAACCAAATGGTAATCCAATATGTTCAACAGCATATCCAAGAACACATGATGATGATGCAACAGATGATGGCAATAATGTCAAAATTCGGAGGTGGAAATGCAAGTGGAGGAAATTCAGGTACTACAGGAACTCCAGGCGTTCAAGGGTTGGAAAATTCTTCAAGCCCAATTGGACAGATGGCGAGGACAAAAGAGAAGGGAGCAGCTGGCAATACTTCGTCAATGCAATCCTGAGACTAAAGATAAGGCGCATTATCTTCAGGGTGTTATTGACGGTTTATCATATATGGAAGAGATATTGCATCAAAATGTTGACCTTGAGGACACACAGATTTTAGGTGTTACTCAGGAGAAAAATCCCCAAACATAGGGAGACGGAGGGTTTATGCCAGAAGATAAGGATAAGAAAGAATCAGAGATAAAAGACGAACCGATTATCACTGAAGATGGTGGTGTCGAGGTAAAGGTTGATGAACCTGCGGCGCAGGAAAAACATGAGGATAAAAAACCTCCAGTTCAACAGCCTGACCCTGAGAAATCTTTCAGGAACAAAGTGTATGCACAAGACAGAATAATCTCAAAGATGCAGCGTGACCATGATGAGTTATTGGAAAAGTACAAAACTCTCGAACAGAAAACTATACAACCTTCTATAAGCGCAGAGCAAGATGATATTGACAGGTTAGCGCAGACTGATTGGAAAGGTGCGGTACGTGAACTTGCTAAAAGAGAAGCTCAACAGATTGTTCAGAAAGAACGTACCAAGATTGCAGAGGAATCAAGTCAGATTGAAGTACAGCAATTATTGGACAAAAACGCAGAGTTTGTAGTTTCAAAACATGGTGAACTTAATGACCCAAACTCAGAGAAATCTCAAATCTATCAGGACATACTCAATGAAAATCCACGATGGAGGACAAATCCTGACGGTCCGTTACTTGTGATGTATGAGATGGAAAATGAATTGCGTAAGAAAGGTTACAAGATTGATGACACTGTAGAAAACAATGATGAGGCACGCTTGACGAGGGCAAGAGCAAATTCACTACCGCCAAGCAAACCTTCTAATTCAAATAAATTCGTTCTTACCAAAGAACAGAAAGAATTCTGTGATGAACAAAATATTCCCTATAACGAGTACGCTAAAACCGTACTTAAAGTAGGAGGGGGTAAAGGAGTGGAAATACAATGAAGGAAGAATTGAAAAATACTACTCAATCAGCGGTAAAAGAAGTTCCTTTCAATGGAGTTGCAACTCCAAAGGAAGAGGTAAAAGAAGAAGTATTTGAACAGCAATCAAAACCAATTCTTCAAGTTATGACTGAAGAGGATGCGTACATTTCCGATAGGATGAAATCTCAACCTAAGACTCTTGATGAGATTGCGTTGGTCAGAGCGGTTCGTTACGCTCCAGGGGAGCATCGTTTATCATTACCGAATGAATTCAAAGAGTATGGAACTCGATTTGCATTTAGGTGGATAAACAAAAAGAAACGGGCTATTGATGATGCAATATTAAAAGGTTGGGTAATTATCAATCGGTCATTGTTCAAAGATATTGCAAAATCTTCTCCACATTTATTTTCCACTTCAGGAGCTGTCGAAAAAGGCGATGCTATTCTGGCTTGTATTTCACTCGATATGGCTAATTCTATTAGGAGAGCACCAGGTAAAAAATCAAACGATGCGGTCAATGCGGTGCTTTCAAAAGGAAAAGAACCATTACCGAAGGGTCAGTCAGGTTTCTATAAGCCAGAAGTAAGTGACGCTGACAGTGATGCAGGTTTACAAGAAGGAAGAGATTTTTAAATGTTTTAAAGGAGGGTATAGGTTATGGCAAACGTTTCAAGACCTTGCGGTTTAAGACCTATTAACCAGCCATTTGGAAATATACGTTGTAACTATTATGAAGCCGCTACAGGAACGGCTTTCTATATGTTTCAACCTGTTGATTTAGACGCAAATGGTAGGGTAGTAGTTGCAACCGCTTCAGACGCTACGCTTATCTTGGGTAGTATTGTCGGTATGGCTGATGATGCTTTCGGTCCGCCTGACGATGCTTATTCTGGATACACCCCTGCAAATCCAGCATCAGTTAATTCCGCTGGATTAGTCAATTTACTCATAGCTGATGACCCCGACCAACTTTTCTTAATTGAAGAGGAAACTGGCGGTGGTTCTCAGTTAACAGCAACTAATGTAGGTAATGGAGCAAGTTTTACCTACACAGCAACGACTGGTAACTCAATGAACGGAAGGTCTAATGCTTGTTTAGACGCTTCAACGGTAGCAACTTCGACAACCCAAACATTACGGTTGATTAAAAAGTTAGACAAACCAGACAACGCTTACGGTGCGTATTGCAAATGGGTCGTGAAAATCAATCGTCACAGATTGAGTGGAATGAACCTTATTGCAGGTAACTTAATTTAAAGGAGGACAAATATGAATAGAGCTACATTTAATAAGGCAGTAGTGCCTGGTTTGTTCTCTTTTATGATTAGCGGGTACAAAAAGAAAGCAGCCGAAAGCGACTGGAAAGTAATTTGTACTACGAAACCATCAAAGCGAGCATACGAGGAACTTGCTTATGCGGCAGGTTTAGGTTTATTTGCTCACAAGCCTGAAAGTGACAATATCAATTATGATGATATGTCACAAGGTCCGACTAAACGCTGGACTCACAAGACTTATGCGTTGGGAATTAAGATTTCAGAGGAATTAATTGATGATAGTTTATATCCCAGTATTCCTGTTGAAATGCGTTCTTTAACGGAAGAGCTTGGTCGTTCAGCTGATGAAACCAAAGCTATTCTTGTATGGGATATGATTAATAATGGTACAGCGACTACCAACCATACAGGAGCTGATGCTTTGGCTCTCTTTAGCGGTTCTCACAATTACATCAACGGCGGTACTTGGTCTAACCTTTTAAGTCCTGCGTCAGATTTATCAGCCACAGCATTACAGACTGCGATTGATAACTTTGAAACGATACAGGATGAGTCAGGAAGGTATCAAGTTATTAAGGCAAAGTATCTTATTTGTCACCCAAACAACGCTTGGAAAGCCAAGGAACTTCTCAATTCTGCGTATGACCCTGAATCGGCAAATAACGCTGTCAATACCATAAAGGAGCGTAATCTCCAATTGGTTGTCAGCCCTTATTACACCGATACAGATGCGTTTACGCTTATGGCAGAACCTCCGAACGTTACCAGCGGTATTATCGTATTTGAACGGCGCAAATTGGCGTATGCTCAAGACGGTGATTTTGAATCGGGTGACGCACGGTTTAAAGGTTCTTTCAGATTTTCAGTAGAATGTGCGAAAGCGGATAATATGTACCATTCCGCAGGAGCTTAAATTAAAATCTAATGTGCGAAAAGAAGAGGTGGAGGACGCTCTGTCTCTTCCCACGCATTAGGAGGAAAATATGTCAGATACGAGATTTTATTCTTTAGCTTTAGGAAAGTATAACAACTTTAAAGCAAAAACAGATGGATTGATAGCACAGGCTGACACTACTCCTGACGTTTCGATGTGGAGTTTGCTTTATGCTAACAATTCAGCAGCCGTTACAATCACAGATTTTGATGGTGGAGAAGAAGGAAAAATAATCCATTTAATCAATCTTGGTTCAGATTTAACCTTGACCCGTGGTACTGAATTATTGGTAGCAGATTCTTCTGTGTTGGTTAAGAACGATTCAATTACTTTGATTAATCACAATACTGCTTGGTATGAACTTACTCGTTCACACATTGCAACCCAAGGAGTAATCACCGCAGGGGTTACAGATTCAGCACCTTCAGTTAAAAATGCTTCTGTGTTGATATTCAACAATCCTGCCACTATGAGTATTGTTGGTTTAAGTGATGGGTATTTGGGGCAGACATTGACAGTAGTGAATATTATGTCAGCAATGACTCTTTCGCACAATGCGTGCATTTTAAATGAAGGTACGGGTGGAGTTGGTTACATACTTAACACTTCTGGCGCAGTTATGCTTCTTAATATCGGTGGTAAATGGGTTCCGATTAGAGAAGCTATTACAGGAAGTAACGTCTAATGGAACGTAGAATACCCAGAGAACGGAGAAGATTTCTTAAACGGGATTCAGACCGTTCTGGGTTTACTTACTTTAGAAGAGAACTTGTTAACGATGATGGTTGGTTGGTTCATCCTGATGAGAAAGATGAACCGCCGCCATCAACTAAACCTATTGGAGCTGAAGGTGGGGTAAACACTGGAGAATCAAGGACTCGTGCTGAAAAGATGGCATATCCTACCGCCAAGACAGAGATTTATAATCCGTAAGGAGGAATATGTTACATATCCAATATCTTAATGATACTGCTGGAACTACTATCTCAGCATTAGCTGTTGCAAGTGCTGGTACAGTTCTAACTGAAGGGATTGATACCTCTCGTGATGTGACTTCTATGGGATTGTTTGTTATTCATACAGGAACGATAAGCTCATTAACCAGGGAAGTTTCTATAGACAATACCACTTTTTATACACCTTACGACAAGGTATCATCGCTTTCTGTGGTGATGACTACCACAGCAACTAATTCACGTTATATTTCTTTGGTCAATCCTGATTCGGGAAATATCTGTTCACCGTTTACTCGATATAGTGTCAAAATGCTTTCAGGTGGAACTCTTACATTGGTTTATGTAGCGAATGAGGTGTAGTGATGGATATTCATGTTTATGAAATAACTACCCAAAATGCGTCAAGTGGTACATGGTCGGCTAACACTCTTGATATACATAGTGGTATATGCAAACAGATTTTTGTGTCCGCACGTTCCAATGTAACTTTTGATTTTAAACTTACTGATGATAAAAACAACGTAATTTATGATACTATCCGAAGAGAAAAGACAGCTACATTTGTTCTTGATGATGAAGTAGAATTGCCGATGCACGGAGTGTACACGATGAGAGTATATAGTTCCTCTTCAGATGGTGCTATTTTTAACGGAAGATTACTGATTCAAGACCAATAAGGAGAGTAATGTTCTGGAAGAAAAAAGAAATAAAAGTAGATAAGGTAGTTTTCGAACTCCGCTGTGATGAACAGTTAACGGAGTTGCTCAAGACATTCCGTATTTTTCTTGCTGACTATCTTATAGGAAAAGAAAGTGATTTAAAGAAACTAAGGATTGAATTAATGCGACCGTTACTTGAAGAACAATGGAAACAGACTGACGCTATACAAGCAGAGAAAATAAACAGAGCGTTGGAAAGCAAAGGTGAAAAGATACGGAAGAATTGGAACCAATACAAAGAGGATTTATTGCAGTTACAAAAACAAGGAAAAGATACAAAGTTTGTAGAATCAAAACTTGAAGTATTGGACAAACTTATGGAAGGAGTTGAATAATGTATCTTACTATAACGAGCCAGATAATATCGTTAGGTGTCACACCATCTAAATTACCTCCTGTTCCGTTAGAAGGAAGAAAGTATGTTACGATTCAGAATATCGGCGGTGTATTTGTGTATATCGGAGGTACTACCGTAACTGCCAATACAGCAGGTACAGGAGGTTTCCAGTTATTACCGAAAGGAACGTGGAGTGAACTATATACCGATGCGGTAAATGTTTATGGTGTGGTTACTACAGGAAGTTCACAGGTTTATATTGAGGAGGGTAAGTAATGGGTGGAAAACTACCTCCTTATGCAGTAGCTGAATCTGATGGTTCTCCTACAGTCTATCAACCTTGGAAGATAATATTTCCTAATGGCACGATAACTGATGTCGGTGATGGTACGGTTTATGTCGGTATCGGTACTTCAATATCAACTACTACTTCAATCACTGTTTCAACCTACGATACAAGAACTCCTATAATAGCAGCAGGTACAGTCTTATACTTTCTTACCGATGGTAATGTTGCTAACTTTTTAAACGGTGCTGGTATATTTTCAGTTCCTTCAAGCATAGCCTATGCTCCTTCCAATGCTACGTACATAGTCCAGACAAACGATGCAATATTGTCAAGTGAACAGGTAATGGCTGCATTGTCCACAGGGTTGATAAAGAACACGGCAGTAACAGGTGTGTTTAGTATAGCTTCCGGCGGTGTAGATTTTGAAAACATTTTAGTTGCTGGTTCACCAATCCTAAAGTCATTTAGTACAATTTCAATCGTAACCGATGGAGTTGCTACTAATTTCTTAAATGGTAAAGGTCTTTATTCTGTTCCATCAGGACTAAATATAGTGTATGCACCTTCAGGAGCAACCTATATAGTACAAACTAATGATACCGTTTTATCAAATGAACAAATCCTTGCTTCTTTGGCAACTGGATTGTTAAAGAACACTGGAACAACTGGTATTCTGACTATCGCATCAGGTGGAGTTGACTTTGAGAATATTTTAATTGCTACTTCTCCGTTACTCAAAAACTTTAGCACATTATCAATACAGACCGATGGTACGACTACCAATTACTTTCGAGGTGATGGAACCTATGCGATACCCGCAAGTAATAGTGGTATTAAGATAGCTACATTTACTATTACAAGTTCTTCTACGTGGACGGCAGATACTATTCCAGTGTTTCAAGCTCCCTATGAAACTCCTATTACAATAAAACAAGTCAACGTAACATCTTCGGGTTCTTCACCTTTGCTTGGTTTTAACCTTCAAATGAGACCTTGGGGTACGCTTGTAAACGTTGGTTCAAATATCTTCTCTGCGTTACAATCTGCGCCGACTACTGGTATAGAGATTACTTCAGCAATATCATCTGAAACGGTATTAGCAAAAGCTCATGTTTTATTTGCTTCATCTGCAATAATTTCTGGTCAGGCTGATTTTGTTACAGGGGTTATTTATTATTCGAGGAATTCTATTTAGGAGGATTTATGGGATTACAAGATGAGATTAGTAAAAGGATTAAAGAAGAGATTACAAAAGACCCTTACAAATTAGGTTATGACAATATGACCGATACCCAGATAAAAGAAACTATTAATAAGTCATTTGCAATTATGACAAGTTCTGAAACTCTTATGCCACCGCCGATAAATAGGATACTTGCAGGTATTGAATCTGCGCCGAATTCAATCGTAGAGGATAGTGATATA